GCCGTCCACGACCGCAAGGTTACGCAAAAAAGGAAAGCCCCAGCGGCTACTGGGGCGGAAAGAAACTCCAATGGAAAGGATACCACAATGAGTGCGCCATTACCAAACCTGATGACGGTGGAACAGCTCGCCGAACATTACGGGAAGGCGAAGAAGACCATCCAGAACAAGCTCACGCGAGGCTGGGGGCCGACGCCGGTCACCGACCCCGACACCATGCAGGTGCTGGGCTTCGAGGTCGAGGAGGTGGCCCGTTTTGACCGCATCAACAAGCAGACGCGCAAGCAGCGCCTCTACGCCTGACGTGCCGAATGACATGTGGCTTGCGGTCGCGGACCGGCTGCTGCCCAACCTGGACATCCTGACCGCCCACCCCACACGCCAGTCGTTGGCGAGCCATCGGCCTGAGCATCCACGAGGCCGGGCTACGGCTCGTCGGACTACGAGATGATATGGATGACGGACACGGTGGAACTATGGAGCCCGATCACGGACGAGGGCATGAGCATGACGCCGGGCGAGCTCATCGACGAGTTCTACAAGCGGCTCGCCGATCTGAACACGGACATGCGTAACCCCCGCATCTATCTGGTGCCGAAGCCGGGTGTCATCACGGTCGACCGGCAGGCGCGCAGGGTCTCGGCGGTCGTGGAATACGCGAATAAGAAACATTTCAGGAGGAGCAGGTGATGGCCGGAGAGACGACGCTCACCATCGTGGGCAACCTGACTGCGGATCCGGAGATTCGCACGATAGGTAGCGGCGCGACGGTCGCGAATTTCACGGTGGCTTCCACGCCGCGCGCGTGGAACCGTCAGACGAACCAGTACGAGGACGGTCAGGCTTTGTTCATGCGCTGCAGTGCCTGGCGTGACATGGCCGACCATATCGCGCAGTCGTTGAAGAAGGGCACGCGCGTGATCGTGATGGGCCGTCTGCAGCAACGTTCCTATCAGGCGCAGGACGGGTCGAACCGCACGATCGTGGAATTGCAGGTCGACGAGATAGGTCCGAGCCTGCGGTATGCGGTCGCGGCCGTGGCCAGGCAATCCAAGTCCAACGGCGTCCGGCAGGGCCAGTCGTATTCGGGTGGATCCACTTACGGCAATCCGCAACAGTCGGGCTGGCAGCAGGCCGCGCCGCAACCACCCGCCACCGACCCATTCAACCAGCAACAGCAGTCGCAGGAACCGGACCCGTGGGCCTCGCGGCAACCGGCGCCACCGTCCGACGGTTTCGACGCGGACCCCGAATTCTAGGCAAGGAGAAATATCATGGCCATCACCATCGTGGACATTCCGGTATCGCAATTGATGCCGAACCCTCATAACCCGCGCAGGGACGTGGGCGACGTAAGGGAGCTGGCGGACAGCATCAGGGCGCAGGGCATCAAACAGGAGCTGCTGGTCACCCCGTCCGGCGACCGGGACGGCAGGCCCATGTACCGCGTGGTCATCGGGCATCGAAGGCTCGCGGCCGCCAGGCTCGCCGGCCTGGACATGGTACCGTGCCGCGTGGAGGAGCTGTCGGCGCGCGAGGAACGCGAGCTGATGCTCGTGGAGAACACGCAGCGCGTGGACCTGACCCCGTTGGAGGAGGCTGACGGCTATCAGGGGCTTTTGGACTTGGGCGTGAAGGTCAAGGAGATGGCCGTACGCACCGGGCGCAGCATGAGACTGGTGCGCGGCCGGCTGAGAATAGCGTCCATCCCCCGATCGGTGCGCGAGGCGTCGCCCGCGTTCGCGCAACTGTCGCTCTCCGAGTTGGAGGACATCGCGGAATTCGACGGCGACGAGAAGGCGCAGGCCAGGCTCGCCGCCAAGGCCGGTTCCAATGATTTCGAATGGCAGCTCAACCAGCTGCGCCGCGAACGCGACCGGCGCGAATGGGTGGAGGCCGCGCGCCTGTGGGCCGAATCCAACGATCTGCCCATGCTGCCCGACAACCTCAAACCGGAGGACATGTGGGCGAACCCGACAGGCTACGAGAGGCAGCGGCGTTTCGCCCAGGATTATCCCGGCCCGTTCTCCAAGCAGTGGAGGGACTGGCAGGCCGAGGGGAAGCACCCCGGCGCGGTCATCCGCATCTTCGACGACGAGGGAAGCGTCGTGGCCTACACGCCGGCGAAGAAGACAGCCGAGGAGAGGGAAGACGGGAAGGGCGAAGCGAAACGCCGGATGGAACGGGAGCGCCGCCACAAGGTCAGGGAGCTCGCCCAGGCGTCGGCCGAACTGCGCTGCGAATGGATCCGAACAACCGTTCCCGTGTTGAAGGCGGACGCGCTGCGCGACATGACGGAACGCCTGACCCTGTTGGAGCTGATGGGCGTGGGCGATTCGATGAGAGGCACGAGCCTGGACTCGAACGGGTGGACCCGCGTGGTCAAGGCGTACTCCCTGTTCGCCAGACCGTTGCCGGTCACGGACAAGGACCCGGAGCATGGCGTGTACACGCTCAACGTGGCGGAGAACGCCCTGGAGCTGCGCCGCCGCCAGTCGGTTCCCTCCCGTCGGGGCGTGGAGCTTCTGCTGCTCCTGCTGGCCCGCAGGGAGGGCGCGATAGACGCGGACACGTGGGACCGTGAGGCCTACCAGTGCGACCTCAAGGGTTTGAACGCCTACTACGAGGTGCTGGAATCGGCCGGCTACGCGGTGTCGGACGCGGAGAGGAAGGGGCTGGAGCAGTGAACACGAAAGTGGTTATCAGGGTGCGCAACGGCGATGACGCGCCGGTGAGCGTGGAGCGTCTCGTGGTGGATTCACGCGCCGAGGTGGGTGCGGGCGTCACGCCGATGCTGCTCTCGGACATGCTGGCCCTGCTGGACGATTCGTGCCATGTGACCGATGTGGAGATCAGGAGGGCGGAGCCGTGAGCATCGAACTGGTGGCGAAGGCCAAGAAGACCCGATTGCATGGGGACAGCACGGCGAAACTGCTGCTTATCGTGCTCGCGGATTACGCGAACGACGAGGGCATGGCGTGGCCGAGCGTGAAGACCATGGCGGAGGAGACGGAGAAAAGCGAACGCAGCATCCAACTGCTGTTGAGGAAGCTCGAACAGATGCGTCTGATCCGCAAGGGCGACCAGAAACTCGTGGCCAAATACGCGAAGGGACGCCGACCGGTCGTCTACAAGCTGTTCCCGAAGACCAAAAAGAGCGAAACCCCAATGGACGCAACGGTTGAGAGGGGTGAAACCCATTGCACCCCCGAAACAGGTTGCACCGGTGAAACCCACTTCACCCCACGGGTGAAACCCACTTCACCCGAGGGGTGCAACCCACTTCACCCCACGGGTGAAACCCACTTCGTTTCAGGGGTGAAACCCACTTCACCCAAACCGTCACAGGAACCGTCAATAGAACCGTCAAGAGAGAGTACGCGCGCCAGCAAAACCGAAAAACCCGACACCACACGACTCCAAGCGCTCGCCAACCTCACCCCCGACCAGTCACACCGCCAGCTCGCCGACGAAATCGGACTCGACCTGGACGCCGAACTCGCCAAATTCCGCGACCATGCGATAGCCGGAGGCCATCTGCCGGCCGACCCGGCGGCGGCGTTCCGCAACTGGCTGAGACGCGGCCGCGAACTCGGACTCGGCAACACCAATCGAACCGAGCCGGCGCTCGCAGGCGGCTTCGCCCATCCCACGCCGCCACCCCGGAAACCCCACCGGCACAGCTACGGGTGCACGCACGTGCTCAACCTGCTGAACCGTGACGCGCCGGACAACGACCCGCTCGCGATGCGCGCGGCGGAACTGCTCAACCAAGGAAAAACCGAAACCGAGACGCTCGCCGCCTTGGGACTCATGAAGGACGATTTGGAGGAAATCGCATGACCAGGAAAACCGAAGCCCTCTTGTGGGTGGACATCGAGACCACCGGCACGGATCCGCGCCACGACCTGATGCTGGAAATCGGCTTGAGGTGCACGAGCATGGACGCGAAAACCGAGTACGCGCGTTACGAGTCGATAATCAAACCCGACGTACTGCCCACTGACAGGAGCTTCGCCTACGCGCATCGGATGCATGAGGCGAACGGGCTCATCAACGAGGTCATCGACGCAAGCCCCGAACTATGCTCCACGGCGCGTGTGGCGCTCGCCGTCATCGATTTCACCCAGTCGATGGCGGAAACGCATGTGCTGCATCCGGCGGGCACGAACATGATGGGCTTCGACCTGCCGTTCCTGGAGCATTACCTGTTCACCGAGGACCAGTGGGGACGCTTCCACCGACTGCTCTCCTACCGCGCGTTGGACATGACCGCCATCCGGTTGACCCAAACCGCGTTGGGAGCAGACCCGTACGAGCATTACACGCAGACGAAACCGCATCGTGTGACGGACTGCCTGGACACGGACATCAGCGAATACATCGAATGGCTGGACCTCGTCAAATGAGCCGCACCAACCCCACAAGGGAAACACACAGGCTGACCGCCAGACGAGACCACTACCGGTGCCTGCGATGCGGCAACGAATTGGACCACATCTGGAGCGGCCACAGCCTCCACCACCGACACATGAGAAGCCACCCGTTCCCCGGACTGCATTCGCCAGCCAACCTCATCCATTTATGCGGCTCCGGCACCACAGGCTGCCACGGATGGGTACACAACCATCCCAAAACGGCGATGGAATACGGGTGGATAGTCAGCATGGGCGAAGACCACCCCGAAACCGTCCCCGTCTGGGACGCGCACCAAGGCTGGCTGCTCCTCGACAACCAGGGCGGATACACGCTCTGCGACAGGGACGGCAACCCCAGATAACACACGCAAGCAAACCGACACGGAAACAAGCCGGCGCTCGCCGGCTAAGGGAAGGGAAGCATGACGTTCGAACAGACGAACGAGAAGCAACGCCAACGCATGAAGGCGGACGCCAGGTCGCACATGGAAGCGGCCCGGATGATACTGGCCAGCCCACTCTACGCGAGGCTCAAGGGCGGCGAGGACCTGTACACGGCCGTCTGGGCGTTGTGGGAATCACTCGCCGGCACGGGATTGTCGAACATGAAGGCGGGCGCGGTATGCCACGCATGCAAGACCCATGACCTCGACCAATTGGATTGGGCGCTCACATCGATAGCCAAAACCGGGTCGATACGACCATACTCCACACCCACCAAACACCCATTGCACTGCACCAACTGCGGCAAGGAATGCAGGCCGCACGCCGGCACCGCGATCCTCTGCAAACAATGCAAGGAAAACCTCCGAAGAAGAAAAACAAAACCATGAACAACCTGGACAAGTACATCCACCGATGCCGGTTGAACCTCGAACCCCACCACCTCCAACCCGCAGACGAAACCGACGACAAACATTGCATCATCTGCGACATCAGCGGCGCTCGCCGGCATATCCGCATGGACGGTCTATGCATCAACTGCCACCTCAAATGGAGACGCAAACACGACCCCGCATACCGCAAACGGGTCAACGCCTACCAACACCGATGGCAGCAGGAGCATCCCAATGAATTCCGCGAAATGAAACGCCGCTACGAGCAGAGGAAACGAGCAAAGGAACACCAATGAGCGTCAAAACCTACACAGACTCCACCACACGAATCGTCACCGAAACCACCGAAACACGCGTCTGGGAAATCCACTGCGACGCCATCGGATGCAACAACAGCCTCGAATTCCGAGAAAACCGGGACACCGGAGACATCACAGCAGACGGCGACTACACCGGCCCCGACATGGACAACGAATGGCTCAACATCCACGACACCAACACAGCCATCCAAACCGCACTCCAACACGGCTGGCAAGAAGGCAACAAAGGCATCCAACGAAGCCACATCTACTGCCCCACACACAACGAAAACCAATAAAACAACCAGAAAAACAACCAACCATAAGAAACAACCATAAGAAACAACCATAAGAAACAACGCCGGCGCTCGCCGGCTGAAGGGAGTCTCCGAAATGAACAGCATCAAAGTGTGGGGCATCAACATGGCACACGAGAAGGAAATGGGAGGCAGACGATGAACGGTGACGTGACTGCCATGGACATCAATTGCGCACTCGCCTCCCGTTACCGGCGTGACGGTGACGGGTATTGGTCGGAGATTTCGGTCACTGAGCCGAATGACACGGTGCTGCGTCTGGACGGCGTGGCGTTGGAGGTCAACTGGCGCGGGGACACATGGATCAGCGGATTCGAGGTCAAGGTGAGTCGCGGCGATTTCCTCCGCGACGCGAAATACCTGCGCTACAAGGATTACGTGGACGATCTCACCCTCGTCTGCCCCGCCCGCATGATCGACCGCAGCGAGGTGCCCGAGCCGGTTGGCCTCATGTACTACGACCCGTCCAAACGCACGTTGAGATACCGGCGCAAACCCGACCCAAGTCATGGTGACACCCGGCAGGTCGAACACCGGCTGCTGAAAAAGCTCGCCGCCAGCGAACGGCCGGACCGGTACGGGCATTACGAGACCGCCGCCGAGTATGTCGCACAGCGAGAGGCGATGAAAGACATAGGCCGTGCGCTCGGGACGAAGATGGCGTTGCGGCTCCAACAGCTCGAACAGTTGCAGGAACCCACCGAGGCACGACGTATACAGGCACAGTCCAAGGCGTTCGAACGGGTGTGCGACATCCTCAGCCGCCACGGCTACCAGATCAGCCGGTGGTCCCGCACCGAGAATCTTGAGACCAGACTGAAGGAACTGGACGAGGCGCTTTCGAGCGTGGTGCCCACCGGCAAGGTGGACCGCGAGACCCTGTACGCCATCAGCTGCCTGCAACAGTTGAGAACGACTCTGGGACTCCAAGACCGAAAGGAGCACGGACGATGAGCTATAAGGCGAGGACATTCACCCGTGAGGAGTTTCGAAAGGTCATCGCAGCCGCCATCTACGACTACGAACACGCTCCCGCGAAATGCCTCTACACGACCAAGGATGCGGCAGACCAACTCTACGGCGAGTACGGCGAGTACGGCGAGGAAATCGAGGTGGAGGGATGAACGGAGTACAGCTTACCAACCATCTGACCGCGCAATTCATGGCATCAACCCTAAGCCGGTACGAGGCCAGAATCACCGAGGACGGCGACTTCCGAGTCTACATATACGCCATGAGCCTCAAACGTCTCAAACGCAAGTGCGGGAGGTACGCGAAACGTGAGCGCAAGGCCATCGAATATGTCACCACACTCAAGGAGGAATCATGAGCGCGACGAACAACCAGCGTGAGATGATACTCAAATGGCATAAAGGCAAGGCCGCGACACCCGAGTACACGGCGAAACTCCTCGGTTTGCCGTTGAGCGAGGTGCTGTACGTGATCGAGCATCCCGAACCGCCGAAATCACGCGCGGACGCGTGGACACCGGAATTCATCGAACCACTGGTCTGAAAAATACCGATAAACACACGCGAATACATGACTGAATTCAGCGTAAAAACACTGAATCCAACGAAAGACAAAACGAAACCCTCCACCAACAGGCGGAGGGCACGCTCACCAAAGCACCATCATAGCCGAACGTGGAGGGTTCCAAACAATGTTCATTCCAACCGACCCATGCCAATACTGCGGCGACCAGCAGGTCGAGGCACCATGGACGCTCTGCCAAAACTGCCGCCGCACCTACGCCAAAACACTCCACAATCTGCGCCGCAACATGCAACTGTTGCAGCGGGTCGCACGGCATGAGTACAAGCTCGGCGAACCCGGCAGCGGCGGGAAACCGCAGGGCGGCGAAGCGCCCAGCCCCGTCAACATGCACGCCATCGACCTGCTGGACGAAGCCGAATCATTGTTGCAGGACGCTTGGTGCGACGCGGGAGCCGTGTGGAGCGACCGCTGGCAGCTCCTCATCCCCCGAATGCAGACCCGCCTCGCATGGCTGTGCAAGGCGACGAACGCAGGCCGATTCCTCCGCCAGCTCATCAAAATGAACCGGCGCATCGAACCATACGTGGACCGCAAGCCACGCACACGGCACATCATCGGCGTATGCCCCGAATGCAAACGCGAAATACTGGCGGCGAAGGGCGAATCGCTGCTGCTGTGCAAATGCGGCAACCCCATCAACGTGGCCGAGCTGCGCGAACGGACCGCCGAAGCCGTGAACCGGTATCACAAGACACTCACCCCAACCGGGTGCAGCGAATGGCTCCGCGACGATTACGGACTGGACGTACCTGCCATGACCGTGAAGAACTGGCTGCGCCGGGGCAAACTACCCTCGGCAAAACCGATAGCCGACGACGGATACTACGAATTCGACATCAGGGAGACCGTCGCCATGGCAATGAGCGTTTCCAAGCGGCAGTAGGCTGACACCGACCCGTGGTATACTCCGTATCAGGATTACTGTGGAAGCCTCTGGGATAAACATCTCAGGGGCTTTACTTTATATCCACCTATGCGCGTAGCTCAGCAGGTAGAGCAGCGGTCTCCAAAACCGCAGGTCGTTGGATCGAAGC